TCAACAACCTCAAGAACTTGGAGCTACAGGCACTGGTGGTGGCAACATCGGAACAGGAAATGTTCCGCTTGCAGGGGAAGATGAGTTCTCTGGTACGCCTAGAGCAACTGGACCTACAGGTTAAAGAAGCATTAACTCGGAGAGATGAAAATGTATAAAAAGAAAGGACTACTAGAAGATGAAATGTACAACGAAGGTGGTTATGTAGACGATAAAAGAACCGAAGCTTACTCTGGGGGAATGTATAGAAAGAAGTATGGCGAAGGAGGTTCGTTACTATCAGATGATATGGAAACACACACCATGCCTGATGGAACAAAAATGACAGGAGCAACACACGGAGAATCTAGTGCGTTATTACCTGACGAAGAAATGGAAAAAGACCATTCAGAATTTATTCTTGACGAAGCACTATCTGAAGAAGAACAAGATATGCTAATGTCAAAACTAGAACAAGATGAAGAACTACAATTACTATTTGATAAAGTAGTAGGTGTAGCACAAGAATTTGCTGGTTCTGGTCCTGTAGATGGACTAGGAACAGGAGTCTCCGACAGTATACCTGCAAGGTTATCTGACGGTGAATTTGTCTTTACTGCAAAAGCGGTAGCAGAAATCGGAGAAGACGTTTTAATGTCTATGATGAAAGAAGCTGAAGCTGGTGTAGATAACAGACAAGAACTTAATGTTGGAGGAATGCTAGGTGACCCGAAGCTAGATGTTGACCCTAATGGGCAACCAGTTGAAGGTGACATGGTAGAAGATGAAATCCGTAAAGGAATGTTATCTGCAAATCCAAGATTAAGACAGCGATAGAGCCACCCTATATAGGCACTCTATCATTATAAAACCCGAAAGGCGACCTTTACATACAAGCCCTCTAGTCGACATAGAGCTACCTTGTGAACGAAGCCCTGATTAGGAGAAGATGATGACTAACACAGTCCAAAAAGAACGAAAGCCAAATCCGTATAATGCGAAAAAAGATTGGCACAACAATGATGATAAACCTTTTGTATCATCTAATAGTATGTATTTTGAAGAGCCTCAGAATAAACTTTTCGACAGCGATGACATAATGGAAGTCGGTGAAGAAGGAAGTGTAAACACTGAGGAACTGGCAAGTAAGAAGAATTCTCCTTACAAAAAACCAGACTACAAGAAACGCTATGATGATTTAAAAAAGCATTACGATAGTAAGCTTAATGAATTTAAGTCTAGGGAAGAAGACCTACTAACTCAAGTTAAACAACCTGAATATAGAGCACCTAAATCCCCAGAAGAACTTGAAAAATTTAAGACCGACTACCCTGATGTGTACGAAGTTGTAGAAACCGTTGCTCACATGCAAAGCGAATCTAAAGCAAAAGTTCTAGAAGAACGCCTTAGTAAACTCCAAGAACGTGAAGACGATTTAATACGACAAAGTGCAGAAAAAAGGTTAATGGATAGACATCCTGATTTTGGAGATATCAGAAACAGCGATGACTTCCACGAATGGGCAAAAGAACAGCACTCATCTATCCAAGCTTGGGTATATGACAACAAAGACGATGCCGATTTAGCTTCACGTGCTCTTGATTTGTTTAAAAAGGATATGGGAATTGACGTTCCTAAGACTAAGCCATCATCAAAAAAACCGACCAGACAATCTGCGGCAGACATGGTTTCCACTAAAACAACTAGTGTGACCCCTAACTCAGAAAAAGTTTGGTCAGAAAGGGAGATTGCGTCTATGAGTATGGCAGAATTTGATAAATTTGAACAAGAAATATCAGATGCTATGCAAGAAGGCAGAATCTCAAAATAAACTATTTAACTTAGGAGAAGTATTATGGCTCAATTTTTTGAACCGTCAACAGATACAAATGCTAACTTTGCAAACTCCGTAAGTGGACAAACTAATAGTTTCTTTTTACCTTCGGTTTACTCTAAAAAGGTTCTAAACTTTTTTAGGAAAGCCTCGGTAATTGAAGCTATCACCAACACAGATTACGCTGGTGAAATTTCCTCTTTCGGAGACTCAGTAAAGATTATCAAAGAACCCGTCATTTCAGTATCAGACTACACACGTGGCTCTGACACTACTGACACAAAACTAACCGACGCTGAAATTTCTTTAGTCGTTGATAGTGCTAAAGCTTTTAAATTCATCGTAGATGATATCGAAAGCAATATGTCACATGTCAACTTTAAAGAAGTAGCTTCTAGTTCTGCCGCTTATGCTCTTAAAGATGCATACGATGCAAGTGTACTCGCTACTATGTTCGCAGGTTGTTCTGCATCATCCCCTGACCATATCATAGGTTCTGACTCAGCTACTGCTGATGCAACTATGACACACGCAACCAACTCTGTTGATTTGTTTGGTTCAGATGGAACTGGTGTAGATGCTATTGACTTAATGGCTAGAATGGCTAGACTATTAGATGACCAGAACGTACCTGAAGAAGGTCGTTGGTTTGTTGCACCTCCTTCATTCTATGAAGAGTTGTCACAATCTGGCTCTAAAATGCTTTCTGTTGACTTTAACGCAGGTCAAGGTTCAATCAGAAACGGTTTAGTATCAAGTGGAAAACTACGTGGATTCGACATGTACAAGTCTAATAACATTGCTGGCACATCAAATGCTACTGGTAAGGTTATGGCTGGACACATGAGTTCTACTGCTACTGCAAACACAATTCTTTCAACCGAAGTGTTGAGAGACCCAACATCGTTTGGTGATATTGTGCGTGGTCTACATGTCTATGGTGCGAAAGTACTTAGAGATGATGCCCTATGTAGTGCATTCTACTTAATTGACTAATTAGTCAAACTCGGAGGGGTCTTCACGGACCTCTCCACTTTTTAAGGAAACAAAATGAAAGGCGTAAAACATTATAAAAGAGATGGAACTGAACATAAAGGCAGTTCTCATAAAATGGCT